TATTGAGCACCTAGATACGAGATGTTACCAACCGATGATGGCTGATGGAAGTGACCAGAATATACTGAGTCGAACTTAGCAAACGTGTTGCGGTCCATACCATTGTCACATAGATGTCCTTTATCCATCTCATAGCCAGTAATCTCAAAGTGACCCATGAGAATTTGCGCTTTGGTGTCAGCCATAGCTTTCATAGACATATCATAGTTTTCTGCACATAGCCAAGGAGCAAGCATAATCTTACACCCGTCCATATCCAACTCTACTGGCTTTTCCCAATATAGATGTAGGTTCTTGTGGCTTGTATTGCCGTATAACTGGTTCAGACTGTTTACGTCATTAGTGTTTTTGAAGTAGGTGTCGTGATTACCAGCTATCATGTATAGCTCGATGCCTTCATCTGCACAGACCCGCATAAAGTGGTCTTCCAGATTCTTGGCTGTGACAAAGTTAATATACTTACGTCTGTCAGTAACATCACCTAAGTGAAATACTGTAGTTATTCCATGTTCACGTAGATGAGGGAAAAACACTTCACGGTAAAACTTTATCTGATGATCAGCAATGGCGGTATTATCATTACGTGCGCCCCAATGCGTATCGTTCAGTATTGCAATCTTCATACTCTAGTCCTCTTTTTTAGGATCTTCGTCAATAAACTTCTCTAGACCTTTCTTTGCTTTCACCTGTTGTTTCTTCTTGTCAGCCATCTTCTTCTCATATGTCCTAACGAAGTCATTCATATAATCGTTATTGAGATCAATATAAGCTGGTTCACCAGAAGCATCATCTGCGCCATCAGTAGCAGTACCCGTCATAACAGAATTCTCTGTGACTTTGTGCTTGATGTACAATTGCTTCTTCTCTTTATCGATACGTCTTAGAAAGGCGTACCATATAATCTGCGTAAAATAAGCGAATGGATTATGCGACTTCTCTGGGTCAAAGTTACCTAGTGCTTGGATAGCATTCTCTAGACCATCACTAATCATCTCGTCTTTGTATGAGTAACCAGAAAAGTTTGGCTTAGATGCCAGTCTAGTAGATATCTGGTAGATACAGTGACCGATATAGTTTGGAATCTGTGGTCTTTTGTCACCTGAGTCCTCTGCTTCGTTGCACAATTTCTTGTACGCTACGATAGCTTCCAGAAACTCTGGGTTGTTTACGTAATTTCGTGTCGCTCTTTTAGCCATCAATCACCTCACCTTTTATAACTTATTTACTATAGTATATACAAAAACGTACCGTTTGTCAAGACATTATTAATTTATATTTTATTGAAATAATACTAGAAAAGACTTGACATGCCTGTGGAATCGTGTATAATAGAGCTATGCTCTCAGAAATAGAACTAATGTTTAACACTAGACTTAGATTCAATTAACGCTGTGAACACATCTTCTAGCGTAGCATTGTCATCATCTAGATTGTCTTCTAGGCTGTAATTATCTTCAGACTGTAACTCTTCTAATCTGGATACGAATGTATCATAGTACTCTGTAGCTTTCTCGTTCGCTTTCCCCGAGAAGAGGATGTCATTCTTATTGAGAGAAACGGTATTATCATCAGACAACAGCATCCAACTCTTAGCGAAGAATCCGTGAATAGGATGTATTCGCACTTGTACAGGGTTCTCGATAATCAAATCTGTTTCATCTTCTGATACAGAGTTAGCTATCAAGTCTTCACCGTTACTCATCTTAATATGAATCAGCATAATTTATCCTTTAATACTAACATTATATATACGATATTCAAACCCCTCATCGTTGTATATCTTAACTCGTTCGATGAAGTGCTTGACTGCGAAGTTCTTATTTGATTTCCATTGTAGATCATCAACTATGTCGTAAAGCGTAGCTTTACTGTTTCCCTCATGCTTTCTTAAGACTCGTCCGATCGACTGTAGATTTCTGATTTTCGATTTAGACGGGCTTGCAAAAATGATATTGTCCAGACGCTTGATATTAACACCAGTGCTGAAAGTACCATAACTAGCGAGAATAATATTATCATCATTTGTCTCAGCCAATCTCCTAACCTCTTCACGGTCCTCTGCGCTGATTCCACCGTAAATGAAATGTACGTGTTTCCCCTCTTTCTCAAGTAAAGGCAATAAGACTTTGCCGTGCTTCTCAACGAACTGAAACAGTATGAGAGTGTTGCCTTGGAGCGAGTGAGCAAGATTTCGAATATATTTGTTTCTCGATTCATTTGTAACTATCCAGTCAATTTCTTCCTGATAGGTCTTGCCTTTATTTAACTTCCTAATCGCATCTGGATACTGTAGAGTAATAGCAGTGATCCCAAACTCTGCGAGTGTGTTATCTTCTATCAATTTCTTTGTAGTAGTTACTTCGTACACTGCGCCGAATAAACCTTCAAGCACCAATTTGTGTGTCTGTGATCCATCAAGTGTTCCTGTGAATCCGTAACGATACTTACAATCTATCATCTTCTCTAGTACAGATATCAGCGACTTAGCTTTAAACAAGTGAGCCTCATCTCCTACAACCACATCAAACTTTTCGTACCAATCCTTTCTTAATTTATATATGGATTGCCATGTTGTGATAGTGATCTCAGCGTCAACGTTCTTATCAATGCCGCCTCTTATCTTATGTATATCTAATGGATTACCGTTATTGTATTCAATAAAATCAGACGCCATTTGCTCTACGAGTGATGTCGTAGGCACAACAATGAGCGTCTTTCTGCCTTGTGCCATATGAAAACGTGTTAGCATGTAAATGATGAACGACTTACCAGATGCTGTTGGTGATAGCATCAAAGCCCTATCTCGTTTAAGTGCATGTACAACAGCTTCGTTCTGATACTCTCTAGGCACGAAAGTCGATCCGAACTCTTTAGCTAGTTGCATTCCTGAATCATCGGGCACATCATTTATCTCGTATGTGCCCGCACTGATCTCTACGGGATAATCTCGCATGTTGCAGAACTTTAGAATGCGTGGAACGAGACCAGCATATATCATGCCTGTCATGGCATTAAACAATCTTATCTTGCCATCCCAAACTTTGTTACGCACAGAAGGTATGAACTTAGCACCCGGTACTTCAAACTCAAAGTGTCCTGATAGCTCCATCTTAATGCCTGGTTCACAGCTTACTCTAACGTAAACATCGTTTACTCGTTCTATTAGAACATTATCCATTAGCCACCAACTCTAAATCTCTCCCAGTCTATGATGCTCTTTATTTGGAATCCCCTGTTACCAATCATCTTAATGATGGCTTCTAGGTATTCCACTTTTTGCTCTTGTTCACCAATACGCAACCCAGCTTCGATCAGATCATTGTCCGCTTCGATGTACGTTGGTATGTCTTGTCTCAGAATTTTAAGGGGTTGAGGTTCCCAGCCATACTGCTTTAGCTCGGATACATCTAGGTCGCCCTTGTAGTATTCCATCTTGAGCATCTTTAGCTTTTTGTATTCCGCTTTCATCTTACGTAGGAAATGACCTTCTCCCATGTAAAATTTGAAATACTTATTGTGTAATTTGGGGGTGTTCGAAGCTTCGTTCGATATGTTGATTGCGTCTATTGGTCCGTCTTTGTCCCATTCTGCAATAATATTCTCTAATTTCATTCATCTCTCCATAATTTAAGTATCGTTCTGCGATCATATCACAGGTAGTTCATATTGTCAACTCAGTATAACCACACTAATAGTGCTACTTGTAGCAATACCAGCACTAAGACCAGTGCATGTTGTTTTCCAGTCAGTTCTTTAGGATCAAATTTAGCCATTATAGCACTTTTATGCTGTAGTCACTGTACTTGAACGTGACAGTAAAACTTGGTGGTGTAATATCTGCTTCAGTAGTATTTAGCTCTATGCTACCAACGGCTACTGGAAACATCTCTTTAAACGTTAGCTCTATGTTGGCGTTCTTGTTACTATCTAATATGATTAGAGTTCCATCAGATGTTACGCCTGTTCCTTCAGGATTAAGAGCAACTCCCGAAGATACTTGTGGCGAGTTAAGTGCCGCATATCCTGTAAAGCTTTCTGGTCTAGTAATAGCTTCTAGCCAACTCAGAGATTCTTTAAACCCTAGAAGATTTTCGTCTGCTATGATCTGTAGAGTAAGGTCTTCATACACTAGTGTGTCACCTGGTGTGTAGATCGACTTAAACGGAGTCATTCTTTCTGCGTATCCAGAGTTAACTCCAGGTATGTTTACCTGTTGTACATAGAATTCGACATTAGGTAATCTGTTGATTACGAATTTGAACTCGACTGATGATAGAAAGTTATTTGTAGCCACGTTTTATTCCCTGTTATATAGTACTATTTATATAGCGCACAGTAGACTGTAACCGACTTTAGTGGGTGGTCTATATTAAGCATCACGCCCCATGATACTCTACTGCACTCTATTATTTATACGCAAAAAAAAGAGGCTCCGAAGAGCCTCTTTAAAGTCAGGTTGGGTTAACCCCAATCTTATTTTTATAGCAAGTTGCTAACAGCAGTACGTCTGTAATAGATGTTTGTGTTAGCAGTAAGTGCGCCGTTACCAGCTGTAGCACCCTGTGCATATGGGTTTGATACCATACCATAGCGAGTCTTAAAGCCAAGCTTAGACTGGAAGCTATTCTCACCAACTGCACGAACCATTTGCAATGGCACGTATGGGCAATAGAAGAGACCAGCATCGAATGTGCTAGAACCCTTATAACCAACTACCATGTAGTTAGCGCCGGCATATGGATCGATATACACTTTGAAGCGACCGTTAAGAACACCAGCAAATGTATTGCCTGTGTCATCTGGGCTCAAGTTGTTGCTGTTCAAAGCAGGAGCATAGTCAAGAACGCCTGCCATTTGAAGTGCAGATGCAACATCAGATGAACATACGATCAAGTTACCTTTGCCTCGACGGGTGTCTTTAGCAATTTGGTTAGCTTCTTTTTCGATTTGGAACATCAAACCTTTAAACTTCTCTACGCTCCAACGACCGTTTGCATCAACGTCTAGGTTGAATGTTCCGGCTGATGCAGTACCAGTTTGTGATCCAGGTTTAGCATTGGTATAAACCGTACGAATTACTTCACGGTTAATTTCAGCAAGCAATTCAGCAGACAACATGTTAGCAAGCTCAGTCTCAGCATCCAAACCATGGATAGCTTTAAGGTCTTGAGCAAGTTCAGTTGTGTACTCTGCTTTCAAAGCACGTGACTTAGCTGTTACAGATACTTTCTCGATAGCGAAAGACATTTGAGCGAACTCATCACCCGCACCATCACCAAGAGCTTCTGCGGCAGCAGTAGTAAGACCAGTACCAGTTGTTTCTGAGCCAGCACCCAATGCGTTAGCATGAGTTCCAGTACCAGAGTAATCAGTATCAGCTTCACCGTAGAATGCTTCTGGCTTACCGCTGGTGTCTTCGTACTTAGTACGCATTGCGAAGATAAGTCCAGTAGGACCAGTCATTGGCTGAACGCCAGCAATGTCATATGCAACCAAATTAGGCATTGCACGGCGTACTAAAGAAATCAGTACGGGATTATAGGATGTCATGTCAGCAGTAGAGTTGGCAGGTGCCGCTTCTAATAGTGAAGATGGTCCACCTTCTTCTGCCATAGACGTTTCTGTGTTCTCTAGTAGAGTTGCTGTAACAGCCGCTCTATGAGAGTCTTGGATACCCGGAAGAGCAGTATGCTCCAGAATGGGCTTCCACTTGTTCATCAGTTCTTCATTTCTCATTTTGTGGTTCTCCTTTTTTGAGATTTACTTAGTAGTATTTATATAAAAATTATTTTGCGGCAGAACGGCTTAAAGAATCAGCATAACCAGCGATACTCGGGTATTGATCCGATTGTACTGTTGGCTTAACATCATCCGCAATCTCTTCATTTAGAAGATCAGTTTCGTCTTCTGATACAACATGTGCAGATTCAGTGAAGTAGTTGTCACGAATAGCAACAAGTTTCTTACTGTAATCTTCTACTGTATCGTAAGACACGCCTTCTGAGAGAACACGCAACTTGTCTGCTTGTGTGTCGGTCAAGTCCTCAGAAATTCCTTTGAATGCGACTTCAAGATCAGCCTGTGTTTTAGCTTCACGGACTTCAATCATTTGCTCAACAATCTCGTTGTATTTAGTAGTAGACTCTTCGAGCTTTCCTTCCAAATCAGCAACGATATCTTTTTGCTCATCATCGATTTCCATGTTGTGTTCAACAACAAGTCCCTTGATTCCAGTCAATAGTGATTCAGCGACTTCAACTTTAATGTTGCTTTCGATTTGAACCTGATTGTCATCCATCCAACCTTCTACAACGTAGTCAAGATAGGCGTCAACTTTTTCTACCAACTCTTCTACAGCAACGTTTACTTGTTCCTGTAGATCGCTTTCAAACTTTTCTTCCAGTGTAGCTGTTTCGGCCAACACCTTTTCGTGTACTGCGGCTTCGAAGATAGCGACTGTTTGCATTTTAAAGTCTTCAGATAAATCTGTTCCTTCAAACATGCGCTCAACTGCTTCTTTTAGTCCTGCGTCATTCTTTCCTTGAGGTGTCTTAACATCATCTTCGATGTCATCAGCTTTTGCGTCAGCGGCTTTCTTTAGATCGCCCTTACGCTTTTTAACTGAACCACCTGCGGGAGTAACAGCATCGGCTGCAACAGAATCTTCACCCGTAGCTTTCGCTTCTTCTAGGTCTAGATTCTTTTCTAGTTCTTCACTCATTTTGATTCTCCTTTTATAAGTAGTGTGTTCATTTAGTATTATTTATAAAAATCATGTGTTACGCTTTTAACGCAAAGACCTTACAAACCTTTCAAATAGAGCGGCAGCTTTCACTTCTAACTCTAGTGTAGAGACTTTAGCAGTCTCCTTGATTTCTTCTTCAATTTGGTCAAAAGCTTGCGCTGAAGTCCATGAAGAAGAAGCAACATCATATATCCATTCTACCCCTTCCATAACACCCTTTACGAATGCGTCAGGAGCAGACGGGTCTGCAACGATGTCTCCGGCAGTTGCAAGCATAAAGTC